CTGTGCATAATCAAATGTACTATGCTGAACTTGATTTATCATACAGTTATATAATACAGTTGTTCTACCTCCTTGGGTAGTATCTTTATTGTGTATTCTTATTTCTTCAAAGAAAAATCTAGCATCACTTTGAATAGTTTTAGCACCAAAGTGATGTGCGTCTCCAGCCGCAAACTTTGAATTAAGCATTTCATAACCACTAAAGTTTACTGGATCCATGTCATGAGCACCTGTTTCTGGATGTCCAAAATAATGTCCTGCATATGCTTTCATCATTGTTTGAAACTGATTATCTTTTGTATCGTGAAATAATACGTTACAAGGTCCTGGAGTCATTCTAGTTGGAACGTATCTTATTCTATTGTATTGATTAACAGGCTGAATGCCATAGTCATAGTCTGGCATTACTACACTCGATACTCGATGAAAAGTAAAATTACGACCAAAGCTATTATCTTCCATAGCTACGTTTTCGTTAAGCATAAATTCTATACTGAAATTATATAAGAGCCTAGGCGTTTTGACCATTACTGCATCATCTGCTCCGTAATGCTCTGCGGCGGCATTGTATGGGCCGGTATTACTAGTTAATCCCATCTTCTGCTACCTAATTAAGCCTGTGTTCCGCCACCTGTTGCGTTACTTAAAGTCTGATCTATATCAGCTCCTGTAAGTGTCGCATTTCCTGCGGCGTCAAAAATTTCTGCATTGTCATATCTAATACCAACGGTAACCTGCACTTGTTCACTACTTGCATAAGCCATGTCGCCATAACTAATATTTGCAATATAGCAACCTGCTAGTTCAAATTTGTCTAACACACCTGGTGTTGGACTTGCGCCATCTAAAGTTTCTATAATTGTTTGAAACTTATAGCTTGAACCTGCTCTTGGTCCACTTTGGTTAGCATGATCTACTTGTCTGTTTAACTGATTATTTAATTCTCTAAGCACTACACTATCAACGTCATCTCTTAATACAACAGACACTAGATCCCATGTATGCTTACCTGCAAGATAGATTCTTGAATTGTAAGCATCTAGTGGAATTTCGTCATGTGTTAGACTTGGTCTTGTTGTACTAATAACACTTCTGGTAGGAGTAGCACTAAAGCCTTCACCTACAAACGTCACTCTAAAGCGATATTGTAGCTTAGGCATAATTGTTGTTGTGGATCCTGAATTGTCAGGAACGCCTAATGTTGTAATTACTGCCATTTTGATCTCCTCATAATACCGGCTAATTGTATTTATTAAAAACTGTCAAAAAAAATGGACTGCATGATACAGTCCATTAAGTATTCAGTTAATTTTTATTAGTTTGTTGAGTTTAGTGTGCCTGTGTTGACCAATCTAATCGGAATGTAAATGAATTCTGCGGCTTTTGCTGGTTCAATAGCAACATCTACATAAAATTCATTACGATCGATTCTTGCCGCTGTATTATTTGTTTCATCACATACTACTGCAAAGTCATTAAGTCCTCTTCTACTTAAAATATCTGCTAAGAATCTTTCAAACACTACTTTAGCTCTTGCTCTAGTTTGTGCGTCATTAATCTCAAATAAGAATGGACGAGCAATTTCATCAAATCTTTCTCTGAGGTATGCAACCAATCTAGCAACATTAACTCTATCTAAACTACTTGTAGTAGCATGTAGTGTTTTCTGTCCAAATACTATTGTACCTTGTCCAGGGAATGTTGTAATTGGGTTTACTTTGGCTGTATACAAACTATCACGTTGTCCTTGCGTTAAACTGATTGCTTTAAATTCACCTTCAGTTGTAATATAACCAACTGCACTAGCATTTTGTACAACACCTCTAGTAGTTCCTGCTGGAGCAAACCATTGGAAACTAATGTTGTCATTATATGCAATAGTGTAAAGTGCCATATGACTTGCAGGAACAGCTACAGTTGCACCGTCTACTGGCTCTGTTGTTTGTCCACTTGGATAGTAAACTGCACTATATGTATTCTTGGTTACTAGTCCATCTTCGCCATTTTCACTTGCACTACCACTATTATTAGCCCAGCTAATAACACTAGTCGCATCTTTACGCATTGGTGAATCAATAACAATAAATGCTGTCTCACCTCTATCACTATTAAGTGTTACCATTTCATCAACTAGTTCAGGATAGTTTGGTGAAGCAATTAAGCTATACTTGTATTGTGGATCACGTAAATCTGAACCTGCAATAGCACCTTGCATTGAAGTTGCAATAACTTTACGTTGAGCATATCTTCCAAATGCACCACTACCATCTGCATGATTGGCGGCGCCATTTCTCCAAGCTGTACCATTCCATGCTCGGACTGAGTTTTTACTCTGTGCCATGTTTACTACAACCATTCCGTCTGGATAAACTGCCGCACTTGGTGCACCAGTAACAGTTGTTGCATTACCGCCATTTGTATTATCATCAGCAGTATCTGTAATATCAGCAAATAGAACACCATTTGATGTTGTTTGATCTGTATTACTATGAAGTACCCATGCACTATTACCTGCATTTCTTTGATAAATCTTTGGATAAGCACGTTCATTAGCTTGATTCTCTCCAGCTAATGTAGTGTCGATCCATAAGTCGCCAGCACTTGGTCCTGTTGGAGCCGTTGTACTATATGTTTCATTCGCGGTTTGTACTCTAGTATAATTACCACTGTTAACTTTATATAGATCCAAACTGTTAATAGTGTTATCAAACCAATATGTACCACTTGCGGCGGTAGCAGTTGGTGTCGAAGTTTGAGCTAATACATCACCTGAAGTAATTGCTCCTACTGCACCACCTGTAGTAATTTCACGAACTACGATTGTTGCTTTTGTATTACCTTGTTGGTCTGCCAAGTAATTACCTACTACGGCTGTGGTTGCTGACAATGCAGTTGTACTTGAACCGTTTTGTGGTACAAAGTCAGTAATTGCACCAGCACCATCTGCTTGAGTTGTACTAATACCTTGTACTGTTTGAAGGACGAATGATGTAGAACTAGTATTATATTCATAAAGTTTTAAATCAAGTCCATTACCTGGACTAGTTGTTTTGATCCAAATGTCGCCTGCACTAGGTGAGCTTGGAGCACTATAATGTTCATCATACGTTGCAGTACCTGCGGCTAGTGAATTATCGATTAATTCCCATGCTCCGCCTGTGCCATGAAAGTATTGTAAACTCATCTGTCTATCTGTTGTAGTTGCAATTTCATTATCAACATGAATAACAACAAGATATGTGTCATTTGTTGCGGCACTTGCGGCTGTTGCAGGTGTATGACCTGTGTCACCGTCTATGGTTGCTTGTGTGCCTGTTGCATTTATTTCTACTGTCGGGATTTTGTTTTCCCAACTATTATTTGTTGCACTCCATTCGTGAATGCCATATTTACTTGCATCTGTGTCTAACCAAAGCCCGCCGTTAGTTGCGTATGTGGCTGTTGGTGTTGTTGTTGAGGCTTCTAATTGACCTAAACTTAAATTTGCACGGACAACAAATGCTTGGCTACCTTGTCCTAGGTAACTGTACGCCGCCATTAAACCATATTCGCTGGTTTCACTGCCTTGTACTATTGTTGTTCCACTTTTAGTGAATGTTGGATTACCAAAATACTGTGTAAGTTCTCTTTGGCTGGTTACCTTTACGACTTTACCCGCCTGAGCACTTTTTGTAAATTTAGCTAATCCATCAGCTTCACTTCCAGTAGGATCTGATTTGTCTTGACGTGTAGCTACGACCATTAGTGGAACTGTACCGGCGCCAGGAGCACCGTATGCACTTTCATCCACTACTGATACATTTACGCCAGGGGATACTAATACTGCCATAATTCAATCTCCTTGTAAAAGTAATTAACTAGTTGTATTTACCAGGACCACTATATATCTAGGGGGTTATGAGAGTTAACCTAGTAGTTAATGATTTAGTCAAAAAAATAGGGCCCGTAAGCCCTATTTTTAAAAACAGTATAAAAGTATTATACTGTGAACATTTTTGCTCTTGAACCGTTTACATCACGAGCAGTAATAGCATATCGTGTTGCACCAGTAGTAGCTACATCAGTCTTAACATTAAGTCCAGCTGATTTCATTTCGCTCATTCTAGCAGGAAGTTGCTGAATGCCAAACCTTGCTTTTGCGTCTTTCGCAGTCAAGGTTTTACCAGTACCTCTTAGATAGGTTTCCAAGAAAGTTTTCTGGTTAGTTTTAATTGTAGTAAAAGCCATTAATTGCCTCCAGTTTAAGTTTAAGGATTATTCCTTAATGTTTATGCAGTATAGCACCGCATAAATTCGTTGTCAACCTTTTTATCCCCAATCTTTAAAATGACCTGCATCTTCGTTATCATTGTACCCTTTGGTATAAGCAGTAATTTCTGCTGGGGTCATTAATTCCATTGGAATTTCTTGTGACTTTCTTGTGTCACCTGTATAATAATGAGGATTATAACCTCGTTGATAGTAACTGTCTGCTCCACCTCGGTCATATGGACCGCCATGTCTGTCATCATACTGCATTTATATTCTCCACATTTTCAAACTTAACTACATAAGTTTTAGGTTTACCATCTGAACTGGAATCTTCTACTTCCACTAGTTTGGTATTCAAGTCACGAGCAACAATGGCTCCAGTGCTTGTATAATCTCCATATTTCTCAATGGGCAAATCTGCTAAACTCATCATACCACCTGGACGACCAAATTCGTCTAAAGGGATATTTTTTACTGTAAAAGTACATTCATAACCTTTACCAGGTTTCATTTTTTCTACGGTAATCAATTTTACCTCCTTAAATTTTATTAGTACCGGGCCTTGTCGTCACCTAAGTGTTTCGAGCTCCGTCCCTCACGGCTTCAACTCGGACCGGATTTCTCCGAGTTGACCCTGTACCACCTTGTTTCACCATAGCTTTCAATTCGTACAGGGCGAACCTACTTGCACTTTTTGCGGTGTTACGTTATGCTAATCCATCTTCTCCCGCTCCTCTTGGCTGAGGGTTAAACAAATAAAGGTTTCATTGTTGAGTAAACTTTATTATAGGCGTTTACTTCATATATCCAATTCTCAAAGAACGCATCATCATCTTCGTACATGGAGTCATCAGAACAATGTTTTTCCCACATAGCATCAACATGTTCCATACCATCGATCAAGCTCTTGTTGTTAGTAAGTACACCTTTTGCTTCTTCAAAGGTCATTTCCATCTTATGAAAGTTTGGGATCTTAAACATCTATCACTCCTTGTTTCTAACTATACATACACTATAGCACCAAGATGTCATACTGTCAACCTTTTTTATACATTTTTTTGAAAAAATCACGTCTTTTTTTATCTGAAGTCCAAATCGTTTCCCTTACGATTGTACCACATTTCAAATGTATCTGTGGACCAGAGTGCTTGTCTATTCTTACTTTTCTTTGGGGCCATCTTATACCATAGATTCCAATAGTATTCAGCACGTTCTCTATTACCTTTATGTTTATGGAAATAAAAGTTCATTCTAGGATGTATTCGTTTTCTATTAGTTTCCCAAGTTTCAGCATGTTTTTGTCTATCCAATTTCTTGTATAACTCAGGATCATCTAATCGACCTGTAAACTTGCCAGTTTTAAAACTAGGATTAGCCGCGCCTCCCATACTACCGCCATACTCAGCTACTCTATTAAAATATTCATTATTTTT